AAATTGACAGTTTCTCCCCCATTGTCAATTGTCAATTGTTCATTGTCAATTGCATAAAGTTCCCTTAGTGCCTTGTTTAGTGTTTCATAATAGTTTTTTCGGGATTGCGCCCCTAAGCGAAAAAATTGTCAATTGTCAATTGTCCATTGTCCATTCTCAATTGTGAATTGTCAATTGCCCTCTTCCCAGTAATCGGCACTCCGTATTTGTCGGTGAAATATTTCGGATCTATTTCATACCCGGCACTAAGGAGCATTTGTTCCATTTGGAGCTGCTGTTCTGGTGTGTATTGCGTATCATTCACCCAGTCGAATCGTATATCACCGATATTAACACCCAATTTGTGCATCTTTGGCAATAGTTGACCGTTGATTACGTCTCTCACCATGTCGGCATCTTTTTCTACAAGGTTTTTAAGTACCGACAAATGCACTTCCGATTGACTAAGACTCGAACCCGAATCCAATGTCATGGTTTGACCTAATATGCCTTTGCTCATCTCACTGTTGGCACGGTCTATCCTGCGGTCAAACACGTTAAAGGCGTCGCCTTTGGTGTTTTCCACAAATTCCAGCTCCGTACCTTCAGGGAACAAACCCCATGCAGCCGGTCCCATGTTTTCAAGCATGTTTTTTATGGAGTTTATTTCGGTGCTGTCTCGGCTGCCTGTCTTGGCTATTCTTACAGGTATGCCAAAGAGCTGTGCAAATTCGTCCCAATATGCGAGTGCATTGCGTTTGGCTATGGCTGAAGGTACGCATCCCAAGAGTTTACCCAAATCATCCGCTCTGCCTGCTGTTATTAGCCACGTGTTAAACGGTTCTTCGGTGTACTTGATACCTTTGCTTACATGGTCGTAGATGTCTTTTTTGATTATTCCAAATTCTGGCACCACGTTTTTGCGCGGTATCAATGCCACTTTGTCGAATCCGTAGACTGTTATATTGCCAAGTTCTATTAGCGAATACCCGTAATATATCGAATCCAAAACGTAATTCAAAAGGTCTTTAAACCATGTTTGCTCAAAATAATCTATCGGTTCTTGTACTCTTTCACCGTTTTTGAGGTCTGTAAAATAAAACTCTTTTTGCAACACCATGTCTTTACGCTGATTGATTGCACCGCTTAGGTGTTGGTCTGTTATGATGTCATCATATATTTCATATAGCCTGTTGCGAGATGGATTTTCTACGCTCAATGCCTGTTGCCATGCGTTGCGCCATTGCTGTATATCTTTCTGATACAGATTTTGACTGCGTTTTACCACAGTCGCCAATATTTTCGGGTCTAAATTTTTCATGGTTAATTATGAATTACGAATTATGAATTCTGAATTCTGAATTCTGAATTGTGAATTATGAATTATGAATTATGAATTGTCAATTGTCAATTGTCCATTGTCAATTGTCAATTAATATACATTTGGTTGGTGTTTCATGCTTCCGTATTGGAATCTATAATGTGAGGTATCCTCGCCAGTTCCGTCGCTCGATTGATAGCCCGGAAGGTTTGGTGTTACTTTTCCCGCTTGTACTTCCTGAAGCCATTTTAGCCACATGTTATATCGGATTTCTCGTATATCATAGCCCAAACGTTTTGGCAACCACGATACAAGGTGATACAGCATTATATCGTTAGTTATCATCACAATCTGTTGATTGCGGTCTGTGCCTGTTGCGCTGAATATTGCGTTGCAGTCGTAACGACTCCGCAAATATCCCGAAATTTCCTCGATGGCCTCACGTTCTGCAAGGTCGAGGCTTTCTGCGCTGCCTTGGTTGATTACCTCAAAGGTATCTTCATCAACCACTATCCTGATGTCATCTATTGTTAAAAAGTCCATTTCTATTATTTTTTTTAATTGACAATTGACAGTTGACAGTTAAAGGCTTTTTTAATTGACAATTGACAGTTGACAATTGACAGTTAAAGGCATTGTCAATTGTCAATTGTCAATTGTCCATTGTTCACTGTCCATTGTCAATTGTCCATTGTCAATTGTCCATTCTTAATACGCATTCCTCGGTGAATTTCTTCTGCCTATTTCGGGCTCAAAGAGATGCGCTCTTGCTGTTTTTTGGAGTATAAAGATTGCACCTTCGTCGGCATCGGGTGCGTCATCGTGTCCACGCATCCCTTTTTCAAATGATAAGGTTTGCTCCAATGCCGCCTGAAAATCGGCATCCTCTTTTTGCTTGATGTCGTACCATACAAACCCACGTTCCCAAAGTGCCGATACGTTTTCTATACGTGCATATTTATCGGGCTTTTTGCGTTTGTCGGCTCTGATTGGGAGTTGAAACCCTCGCTTTTCACCTTCAGCCGCAAATTCATCCAACAGCATATCTTGAAGCATGTTTGCCTCGATGTAGTAATCTATCACAATGCCCTGTTTTATGGCTAACTCGTGCAGATCATAGAACCACCGCACTAATTCTCCCACGGTGCATTGTCGGCAAAAGGCTTTTAAGCAATGCAATTCAGAGCCTTTTTTGCCCCAAACTTTCACGGCTTTATAGTCGCTTTTGTCGGTGGCTTTAAATGATGGGTCGCAATATGCTACAATGCTGTCATACTCTTTCCATTTCAATACGGGTTTGTATCTTATCCATTCGGCTTTGAATACTGCCCCGCCTGTTATCGGGTTGTTCATGTATTCTCGTTGGAATCCTCTGTAACCCATAAACTCTTTCATTTGTTCTATGCGCTCCGGGCTCCAAACATCTGGCCACGATGGTTTTCCGTCTTTGTCTGTGATATTTACCCGTGTTACTGTTACGCCTTTGGTTTGACTCATGTTGTATAGCACGGAATTTTTGGCTATTAGGTTTCCCACCATTATAAACCGTCCACCATCAGGACCAAAGCAACCAAATAATGCTTCTTTCACCCATTCGGTAAGTTCCCTTACCCGTTGGTCGTTTCTTGTGATTTCGTCATCATCAAGGTCATCTATCACGATATAGTCGGGACGGTGTTCCCTGTATCGCAAACCTCTCGGACTTTGTCCCCGTCCTAATGCAAAGAATGCCTGCCCTTGTGCTGTCACAAAATGCCCTTCTGCCCAATCGCCTTGATTGTAATACACCCCGAAGTCGTCTATATATCTGTAATTGTATTGCAACTCTGCCTGTATATCACCAAGCAGCACGGCGGCATTGCTTTCGCTTTTGCCTACAAGTACCATCACATTTAATAGGTCTTTTTTCTGTGCCAACAGCCATAGCGGTATCATCACGTCCAAATGGGTGCTTTTGGCGTGTCCTCGTGCCCACTGAAAAACGGCTCTGATATTTCCGTCTTTCAATACTTTCTTGGCGGCGTCTTTATGAAACGGTGCGCAGTGCGATATTGTGCCGTCTTTCTTGGTGCAATAATGCGGAAAATAGTATTCAACAAACTTTGAATAGTCTTTTAACAGCCCTTTAATACGCTTTTGACGGTCTGTTAATGTCTCCTCCGCGCATCTAAATTGCGCCGTTTCTATTTCCCGGCATAGTGCGTTGAACCGTTCTTTTGCCTCTTTTATTTCCTTAGCTGTTGCCATTTTTCTGTCTTTGTTTTGTTCATTCTGCCGCTTTTATGCGGTTTTGCTCCGTTTAGTTGGATGTCAGTTTTTCGTTGATATACAAATCTTGATATTTGGCTATGGTCTTTAGTATTTCGGGTGTTAGTTCCGGATCCACGCTCAGCCGTGCCTTTAGCCAATTAAGGAATCCGGAGAAGGTGTTCATTATGTCTACAATGCTGTTTTTCTTGTCGAGTTTTTCTATTGCATTGCTCATCTTGATCACCATATCTGCCACGCTTGCATATTCGCCAATGTCAGGATCTTCTTTACTACGAAATTTCTCCAATAGCTTGTCTATCGACACTAAGCACTTGTTTACTATCTCCTGTCGGTTGATGTTATTTGCGGCGCGACGTTCCTGCCATTGGTTTTGTTTCACCCATTGGCTTACTGTTGCGGTTGATATACCTAACCTTTCGGCGATGTCTTTGCCTTGTTCACCTTGCATATACAAAATTTCGGCTATGCCTTTTTTGTCTTGCATTT